TAGTTTCACTTGATGATAATTTAAATGATTTAGTTCCTGTTGTGAATCTAAGTGGTGGAAGTGGGTTGCTGAATGGATCTCTAAAGAAGAATGATCCTAAAAGATCACCAAATGTGTCTGGTATTAGTTGAACACTTGATACTGTTGCTTGTGCACCACTTGTTTCTCCCAACAGAGTCATACCAACAGTCACAAATCCAAAATACTTACCTATCACCTCATCAACTAATGAGTTGATGTCCACGTTTAGAATTGTTGAAGATGATGAATAAACTGAAGGCAATTCAACACTTCTATCATATGGATTTAAACTAAAGGTTGTTGTTGGATTTCCACCAGGACCAGTTTTATGATTAGGTGCATACGCTCTTACACTAAACAAGTGTGATGATCCAATATATCCCTTTACTGTTTCACCAATAACAAATGAACCAGAAGTCATTGAAATTTCAATTAATTTAGGAATTATATCAATACCACTTGTATTATCAAAGAAGGCATATTGTCTGCCTAGTGGTCTTAATCCATTAGCTTCAAAAGCTACGTTTCTTGATCTGATGTGAGTATCAGGAGCACTTGAAGTTTTAATTGACTCGATAAATGTTCCATCAAATCCACCTGTAATTCTTCTTGTGCCTCCATCAACATAAACATTTCTAACCCAAGAATCAGATGATGGATCTAATATTATAGTTCCTGTAAAATCAACCATATTAAATGGGTTAACGTTTTCAACTCTCGATGCTAATGGTTGTTCTATCCAATCTTTTTCTGTATATTTTAGAGTTACATGATCACCTGTTTTTTGAACATTTGAATCTAATAGTTCAAGATTTGCCTTGAAATCTGCTGTATCAGTATTGATAGATGGTTCAAGTGCAGGTTGTGGTGATATGGAGTAAAAATCTATAGGTGATGCAAATTCACCAACATCAACTAAAGTGCTTCCTGTGGTAGATGAATCCTGTCTTCCCGTATCCCTAAAATCATCTACAAAGAAACCAGATTTAAATCTATCAAGATTATCTACATCTCTAACTTGGAATGTTTTTGTATCTAGTTCTAATAATGAAAGTGAAGTAACTACTTCAAGATTTTCTATTCTATCCTCAAGTTTACCAATATCTCTCATAGTATATCTTCTGTTATCCAAAACTTTTATAACAGCATCATCTGTATTGTAGAGATATGCAGGTAGTTCTATGGTAGCGATATCCATCGCATCTTCCACATTAATAGGAACTTTAGGAGCATCAGAGGATACGCCCTTAATAACACTAATAACGCCATTTTTACCAATAACCACCTTATCAATTCTTGGTAGATAGTATTCATAACCAACTAATGAACTCTCTTGTGGAGTAACAATTAAAGGTGGATTGGTGCTTGCAGTAAAGTTTCTACTTGAGAAAGCAAACGGTGAAGCATTTGATGCGGTAAATCTAGGGACTCTTGGTCTGAAATCTAATGTATCTGATGCTCTTACTCCAGATGGTAAAATCGGTATATCCTTCTTAAATGAATCTTGAGGGTATGAATCAACAGTAAATACATCTCCTGTATCATTACTTGGAATATCAAACCAGTTGAATATTATGAGTAATTGTCTTGATGGAATATAGTTATTCTTTTTTACTATCCTACTGTAATCGTAGAAATCATTTCTTTGACCTTTATCAAGGATATATTCTTGAGTTATATCTTGGAAGTTACCATTATCTACAACTTGAACAACGGATGTTATATTTGATTCTTCAAATGTTGCAATCTCACCCACGGTGAATTTAGAGGAGTTTAGATAAGATATTTCTACTTTTGTTGCAGATGATCTAGTAACAACTTGAGCAACAGCACCGCTTGTAGATCCAATAACTTTTTCACCCAATATTGATGCGGTATCTAAATTTAAACCTGATGGGAATGTGATAGAGTCAAGAGTTGGTGCTGATGAATTTAAAGATTCATATACGCCTACAATTTCAACTACGTCTGGTAAATTTAATGATATAGAACTATCTTCAACTCTTGTTCCAAAATATAAACTTGTTGATAATCCACTAACTGCAGTAGATGCTGCAGACACAGTTCCATTTACAGTTATTTTTTCACTTCTAATATATTCCTTTTTCTTATTTTGTATTCCTACTTTCTTAGCAGTTACGTTTACAACAACTGATTGATTTTTTGTTAATCCAGTAAATTTAACAGAATCACCACCATTTACAAGGGTTACTTGCTCTGATGTTATATCTTCAATTACTCCACTACTACCATATGTTACATAATATCTCTCAGCATCAAATGTTTCAAATAGTGCACTAGTTAAACCAACATTTGCATTACTTATCGCTATGCTTAATTCACCAGTTACAGAATTAGTTGTTTGACCAGTAACCTGTCTTGTAACGAGTAGATTAGATGAAGCAAGATTTACTGTTGATATGTTGTCATCATCTATCTTAGCGAACAAACCACCATTTTCAGTCACAATTGGTGATCCAACTGTTATATTTGTTAGAACTGATGCACTAGGTAATCCTCCTTCACATACATTAGTTACATCTTGAACCGCTTCAACTTTTGCTGTTGTAACACCAACACTTTCAACTCTGTTAAAACTTTCAACCGCCTGACCAGCAACGGGATACTTAACTATATCTCCTACCTTTAAACTTGAAATGATTTTTGCTTTTGGACTTGTTATCACACCGTTCGTAGCAATTTGAACTTGATCAGCAATTCCTAATCCTTTTAGTTGTGTTTTTTGTAAAACTACATCACCAGCAAAATTTGAATTATACCCAGACAGTCCACTTGTTGCTTGATGAACCGATTTTACATCACGAATATCATGTATATCGACAGTTTTAATTGATCTAACTAATGATTCATCACCATTTATTATAATTTGCTCCCCAACTATAAATCTTCCTGATGTTTGTGTGAGTTTTACATTTATACTACCACTAACAGTTGTCTCAACAAATCCTGTAGCACCACTACTTACACCCTTGATAAATGAAGTTGCTGGACATTCCAATGCATCCAATGCTACATTTATAACTAAATCTGTGAATGTTTGAACATCAAATACGTAAAGGTCATGTTCAGTTGCTGCATTAGAGTATGGTGCATCTGATAAATTGTGGGTATAAACTCTTGCTGTTCCTACTTTAGTTCCATTAGTGCCTGTTCCTGATGGTCTTCTTTTATCATACAAATCTACAGTCAATGCAGATGATATAGAAATCTGAGGAGTTCCAATAACATTGTTTAATTTAAATTTTGTTCCAAATTCAAAAGGAACTTGTGATGCATCAATTTTCTCTACATCTCTTGGTTTATCAACATCAATAACAGTGGTTCCTTGTGTTTCGATATCATAACCCTTTACATATGCTGTTCCTGCAGATACTTTAACCGCCATCAAATCTTCAGATGGTATGTTACCTTGCTCAGTTTGTTGACCTTCAAAATACACACCCTCATTTGACTCACGATCATTTAATGATTCTTTAACCTCTACATCAAATTCATCTACAGAATAATTACCAGATTCATCAAACGTTCTCTTTGCAAAATAATCTCTTATTAAATTATAATCTGATTTATTCTGTAATTTTTTGATTTCACCATTATCTACTCTTAATAATTCTACGAAAGACTTATCATCATAATCATTCAATGCCTTTTTAGAAAGTGTTGCGGTAATTTTTAGACGATCTGCACCTGGTGCTGCAAAGTTTGAGAAACCTTTAGCATTATCGTAAAGAGATTTGTCATCTTTAGCGGATACAATTTCCTCTAGAATTGTTAAACCAACTCTGTATGATGGTGTGTTTGAATATGGATCAAGTATAATATCACTCTTTGCTACATCAACAAATGTTCCTCTTACAAAGAAAACACCTTGTCCAACTGATGCTAGTGATCCAATTGCAGTTGCATCTTCGGATATTAATGATGCAATAGTTTCACCTGCAGATATGGTTGTATTTCCGTATGTGAAAGTATCCTCTACAATTAAAACTTCGCCATCCTCAAAAGTTGCTATGGTATTATCTGTCCCAGATCTTACATATTTTACATATAAGGTTACATCAGTATACTCTGGACCATCAGTAGGAAAACGACAATCACTTACCACAGCGACAATCCCACTGGTTTGACCTCTTAATCTCTTACCGTGCAACTGTTTTGTGTATACAGTTACATCAATACCTAGATGATCTGAATTTATTTTAACTGAATCATACTCTGCATTGTAATTAATATTACCAGGAATCACCATTGATCCCTCTTTGAACATATGACTACCGAACGACTCTATCTGATTTTGTAATATTGATTGTAACTGTGTTAATTCTCTTGCCTGAACAGGAAAACCAGGTTTGAACAAGACACGATAAAAATTATCATTCTTATCGAAATCATCAAAAAATGGGTTAATATTTAAATTCGTTTTCTGTGGCATTTTTTAGAATTCTAGAATAATTTTAACATCTTCTTTTTGTCTAGCATTTCTTGTAATCAATGGACGATTATCAAGATATACTATATCACCTGACTTTTTATTTATCTCAGGATTAGAAACCCCTTGTGTGAATTGTGTGTCTAATGATATTAATTTGGTTCCAGTTGGATTGGTACTAACTCCTGTAAACCCAGTATCTATAGAACCATTGAATCCACTTGATCCACAATTTATTTGATTGGTATTAGATTCAAAAGCATGAACTTTAGAAAAAGTTGATACTCCAACATAATCTGTAGTATCAAATGAAGTTTGATTCAAGAAACTTGATCTATCCTGAATAAACTTAATAACTTTAGTATCTACATCATACGCTGCAACAAATCCTTTCGCTGTTCCAGCAGTAACTACCTGACTAATTGTTTCACCAATTGTAGGTGTTCCATTTGCAGTTGATAGTTTCAAAGCACCTACAGATGAGAATGTAGGGTCTGTGAATAACGAAGTAGATCCGATAGATGTTGGATTCTTAAGAATTCCAATTTGAGAAAAACTAGTATTTACAGGAAAATCATTCGTTGTTGATGTATCGAATCTAGCAAATACTAATACTCTATCTGATCCCAACTCTTTGTAGATGTCGTGACCATGACCCTTAGATGGTGGGATAATTGGTATCAGACTTGCCTTTGTAGATGCACTTGTATTACCAATTGCACCTAAGTCAACCATACCATATGTGTATCCTTTGCCTCCTGCAGAAACCACTGCATTAGTGATCTTACCATTTATAACATCAACAACTACTTTACCCCCAGTTCCATCACCAAGTATGTCTACTTCTTGACCAGTTCCATTCGAGTATCCTACACCCTGATTCTCAATGTATACCTTTTTAATTTGATTATTATTTACATCAGAATCACCATTGTCTCTAACTGCTACAACTTGAGAATCTGATGATGTTGACCAATTATTAGATACAGAGATAAAATCTGTTGAGTCAAATTTAATAATATCACTAGGAGATACTGTAAACAAGTATTTCCATTCATAACCATCACCACTAGTTCCAGCTTTAGATGGTTCTAAATCTGTAAATGTAGGTTCGTCAAGTGATGCATTACCAGTTGTATTAATACCAGAGGATCCATTATCAATACAAATGTATACTTTAAAATCACTATTCATTACATAATAATTTGAATCATACAATCTTGCTGATCCAGTAATTGGTGATAAATTATTCAGACTATAATCATGACGATACATTTCATACTTGGTTCCTCTTGCCCAAGATATTTTTCTTACTAGTCTCCTTACATTATCAGAGGTGACTTTTTTA